GAAGTACATAGCTTTACTTTAACAAAAGAACAAAAGAAAATCTTAACTGATTTAAAAGCAAACAAAGTAAATGTAAGCAAGTTAATAAGAGAAATAATTTTCAAGGAATTAACTCCAAAAGTAGACAAAAGAAAAAAAGTAACAATTGAACAATTAAAAAATAGTTTAGATAATTGTTTTTAAAAAAAATATTTCACTCCTACAAATCTTTATTAAAAAACCCCGCTATTAAAGTGGGGTTTTATTTTTGAATAACTTTTTAACTAATTCTATTGGGTTAAAACTTCTATATAGCCACATTGCAATTAATAGTATTAAAATAAGATATAGAATGTATTTAAACGCAATATTTAATAAGTTGCTATAATCAACTTCTTTGCTTTGTTTTTCTTGCCTTAAATCGACTTTAATTGAACCATTATCTTTTTCTTTTACTACTTCTGTTCTGTAGTGGTTTTCTATTATAGTGTTTACGATTGTGTCTTTTCCTATTATCATAGGTTTTTGAGGGTCAAAAGGTTTTAAAGTAAACTCCCCACTTGTTAAACTAAATTCTTTGTCTTTGTTGTAAACGCTATCTTTTTTAATTTCAGTTTCTTCGTTTGACTTTTTTACAGTACCGCAACCTATTAATAAGATTGCGGTTAATATTAATGCTGTTTTTTTCATTATACAATTTTATAGTTTATAATTCTAATGTTTTTTAATTCATAATTACCATCTTTACTAACTTTAACGTGTGCAAATCCGTGATTATAATTATTATATGGTGCATATTCTGGTTCTAAACCACATAAACAACCAGTTGACCATGTTGTAGTAACTTCTCCAGATAATGTTTTTTCTGTATGTTCGCTTGTTCTATGGTGGTGTCCTACTATGCAACTTTCTTTAGCTTTCATAAACAAACCTCTTGCTGGATTAACTGGTGGAGCAAATCCTCCGAACCATTCGTGACCATGTAATATTGGTAATTTACCAGCTAAAGCCATTTGTTTATCTTTAACCAAAGTAACTCCAAATTCTCTGAATCTTAAAAGTTGCTCAAGTTTAAAATCGTCAATTCCTAAAAGTTCAGGAGCTTTAATCATTAAATAATCTTCATATCTTTTTTCGTGGTTTCCTATCTTATAGTAAATAGGACAATTAAAAAGTTCTTTTAGTTGTTTTAAAAAACTTCTAACCATTTCCAACTCTCCAGCAATATCTCTTAATCTTCTATTTTTTGTAAATCTTGAACATTGATAAAAGTCAGCAATATCTCCGTTTAAATAAATAGCGTTAACATTATTTTCTAAACCATAATTTAAAGCTAATTCTAATGCTTTGTTATCTTGATAAGGAAAATGTATATCTGATAAAATTAAAATGTTATTTTGTCCTTTTGGAATAATAAATGGTTCGCATTTTTCGTAGTCGCTTTCTGGTAAATCAATTTTTCTACTCATAAATTGTTTTTTAGTTTCTTTAGTTCTTTCTGATAAAATTGTAACATTTGAATTGTTTTTTCCATTTTCCCCTCTATATCTTCTTACACTTGACCTTATAGAGTCAAAAGATTTAAAGTCTAAAGGGTTTTCTTTGTGAATCATTCTTGCTATCGACATTGTAGATGCTTTAGGAAATTTAGCAAGATATTCAATAATAATTTCTTTTTTGTAAGTTGCGGAGTTTTGGTTTCCTTTTTTACTCATAATTATTTAGTTTAGAATTATTTAAACAAATTTAGTAAAAAAAGTTTACAATTAACAAAAAAGCATTATATTTGTGAATGTAATCACTGAAAAGTATATAAATTTGGTGAATATAAAATTGAGTTAGTTTAGTTTTTTCATAATTGTTTAGTTTTGGTAAGAAAAGCGATATTTTTTTTAAGTATCGCTTTTTTATTTAAAAAAAAGTTGTATATTTACATTACTCATAGTTTTAGGTGTTAAATTACTGGAATAATTTAAACACAAAAACCGCCCTATTAATTTAGAGCGGTTTTTTTGTTTATAATTACCAATATAAAAGCCTTATTTGTGTATAATAACGGAATTTGCCAATATTATTCTTTAATCTCGAAGTGCATCCAATCGTAATTCTTTTCACGCCCTAAAGAAATAAAACCATGTTTGTAAAAAATATCAATCATAGGCTTATATTCTGGACGTGCAAATCTTGCTGTTTTACTTGTTTCTTTAAGTTGATTTCTTTCAGGGTCTAAATCAATGGCTATTCCCCAACTATGACGGCTATAATCTGAACCACCACGCATAGCACGAAAATTAAAACAACCGCCAAATAAATCAATTCCTAACTCTTGTATTTTAGCAAGTCCGTAAACTTGCAGTATTTCGTTAAATACCGCAGTAAATTTATCAGCCACTAATTTATGGCAACGAATTGTAGTAACTTTTGCATTTTTATCCCAAGCTAAACGCATAGGATAAGGTAATTTTATGCTTACTAAATAAGTTCCATTTTGATTTGGTTTTCCGTATTTAGCAATTGCTTTTTCTGTTGTTATCATCATTCTTTAATTTCGTTAATATCCTTTTTTAATTCTTTTGCCTTAGACATTAGGTTTTTAATCGTAAAGTAAAAAGATTTATTACCCAATTTTTGCGATGTTTCATCTATACTTTTACACTCGATATAAAGCCAAAAAATTGTAACAGCCTTAGACATTAGTAGATTAATTCCAAATAGTGTATTTTTTTCAATTATATGGGTATCTATAAAATAAGCTAAAACTATCGAACCTAAATAAAAGAAGCTCTTAACTACAATATTGAATAGTTTTGTACTTTGGTAACTTGCCCATCCATTTAGTCTTATCGTCGTGTAAATTGCAAATATAGTATCTAAAAAGACAGCCATTCCAGTAATTATAAGCAACCCTTTAATTGGAGTTAAGAAAGTTGCAATAGTTAAGAAAAATGCTTTAATAAAAGTAATTATATATACGTGTGATTCATTTTTCATACTACCAAACAATTGATTTTTCACAATGATTTTTATCTATTGTGTCTAAGATTTTACAAATAACTTTTCCGAATTTTGTAAGGTGTCCGAACCTTTGATTTTTACCTAATACGCTTGAAATAGTTTCTTCTATATTTCCAAACTCAAAAGGACTATTTTCTTTTATTAAATATTTGTTTAGTGAAAATCTAAACTCCCTATTTCCAAATCTATCAATATTAATAGCGGTGTCTAAAAAATAACCTTTTTTTCTAACGTTTAAGGCGTTAAAAATTGTTAAAGGTAAAAATAGCGAATAAGCAACTAAAAATAAAATATATCCCATATTAATAATTTTCGTTAATATAATTTGTAATTTGAGTGTGTAATCTGTTGTATAAATCAGCACCAATAACAACTCCGATTTCTTCTAACTTTTGACGTGCTGAAATCCATTGCCCTGCTAAAACTTCATTTCTAACAGGAATTAAAACAGCTTCAATAGCTCCATGCTGTTCTTCAGTTAAAACTCCTGACAATTTAGCTAAACGAAATTCTGCACTTATTTCTGCATAAGCACTAACTCCATCGTATTGACGCTTTCTATACATTAAAGTTTCATTTTCTAATGCTTTTTTAGATTCTAAAAAATCAATTTCTTCTGGCGTTGCTCCTTCAATCCATCGTGTGCCATTCCATTTTGGTTTTATAAAACTTTCAGTAATTTGAGTTTCAATCAAAAGCCAATCTTCTTGAAAATGCGGATAATCGTTTGAAAAGCTATCAATTATAAATCCTTGTTCATCTACTCTGTGTTTCATAACTACGCATTTTTAAATTGAAACATTATACTGCAATTGATTTCATTAGTAGCTCCATCATATCTTTTAAGATAACACGTAACAATATAGCCATCAGGTATAGTGACATCATTTGGAATTATAATATGAAAATCGTTCAAATTTCCATCAGCTTTTGTCATATTATATTCACCTAAATTAATACCATTAATAGTACTTGTATTATTTGAATTTGTCGATACCCTTTTACACGCCACAATCATTAATGTATAACTTGTTATTGTAGCACCTATTGAACCCACATCTACAATTATTTTATGAAGTTTTTTATTACCAATAGCACAATAAAAAAAACTTGACTGACTTCTTTGAATTTGTGTTAACGTAGCATAAGAGCTTGCACCAGCTGAATAATTCATTACCGCATCATTAAATCCAGCATAATCAAATCTTGAACGATAGTAAATATTGAAATTCGTCAATGTCCAACGATTTTGAAGTGTAATAACTTCAATGTTTTGTTCTCCACCCCCAATCTGAACATAAGCCGTACCACTCCAACGGTATTGCAAATTAGTAGATAAATTAACATACGTACGCCCTGTAGTAGCAGTAATCAAATTAATAAATCCAGCTTCTAAGTAAAAATTAGTTCCATTAAAATAACCTTCTACAATTGGATAATTAAATTCTATGGATTCATTAGTTAAGAAATCACGCCCTAAAATAGTATCGTTTGGACTTGGTGTTAATTTAGTAGCTAATTCTAAATCCATAAACTCGCCAAAATTAACAGCATCTAAAGTATTTTGTTTTAAATTTAAAGCTGTTTCTAAATCTGTTTGGTCTGATAAATTACCTGTGATTGTTCCCCAAGTCCCGCCACCAGTTGATTCCCCATCGACGTAAAACGCTGGATATTTTAACGCTTCTAAACGCAAAAACAAATCAGTAAAATTTAAAAACGTTTCTGCAGTTCCACCAATATCGTAAACTTCAATTTCAGATATTAAATATTTACGTCTTTTAGCTCCATAAGTTTCAACAAGTAAAAACTCGTTATCTTCTTGTTTAGCGTAAAATTTAGTCAATATAAAATCTCCATCAACATCGCTGTTATGTTTCCAGGTTTTAGTGCTTAATTTTATTATTTTTAATAGTGCCATATTATATGCCTTTATGAACTCTCGTTACTTGTAAATATCTGTTTGAAATTGTTATCGCTACATTTGGATTAACAAAAAATTCAGCTCCATATGTATAAAAATCAGTTTCAACTGGCAAATTGAAAGAAACAGCTACATAGTTTGTTTCTCCTGTTGGTTCTAATATGCTAAAACTTTGAGCTCTATAAACAACTCCATTAACTTTTAGTTTTACACTTAAATAGTCAGTTGTACCAGCTGGACTTGGAAATGTAAAAACAAAATCTACAGCTAATGCGTCGCCCATTTTAATAGGTATTATTTTGCCTACACTATTCATTAAAGTTAAATTTCCATTACTTGCATCTGTTCCTGTAAAAGAAATTAAATTATCTGTATTTGCTGTTAAACTTTGAGTATTAGTTGTGTCAACTTTACTCTGCCATCCTGTTAATTGCTCTAAAGGCTCATAATAATCAATTACACCACCATAATTACATTGAAAACAAGTAAAGTATAATTCAATATTAGGATTAGGTGTTCCAACACTTGGCTTTTCAACTTCAAATGCAAAATTAACAACATCTCCTAAATTTAAACTAAAACTTTGCGCTAATCTTATATCATTGCTATATGATTCTAAATTAACATTATTAATAAATGTATGCGTTAATATTGAGTTTATATATACTTTTAATTTCACATCAACGTTATATGGCAATACAGCATTAATATCACCTTGCATTAAATAAAATGAAAAAGTATGCGAGCCTGTTTTTTTAGTTGTAAATTCTAAAGCATCGCCAAAATCAAATTGAGCATAAACTCCATCAACTACATTCTGAAATAAAGTAGTTTTAAATGATTTTGCGTTTATGTTTACTTGTGCTTCGCTTGTTATTTCGTAATTACTTGAAACTCCTTCAGCCGAAAAACTAATAGTTGGATTATCTTTTAAAAGTGATTTATAATTTAAAAGATTAATGTTTTGATTAGCTTGTATGTTTATTAAATTTGCCATTAGTTTAAAGATTGATATGTTTGATTAATTACTACTATTTCATCTACTCCTATTGAGCTAACTAAAGTTAAAGCATCAACATTTAAAGAAAATTCTACATTACCATTTGAGTTACTTCCTATTAAAGTATATGTTGTATAAGGGTCAAATTCAGCTGTAGTTATCTCTAAAACATCTTCAACGCCTCCTAAAATAGAACCGCTAACATTTTGAATCGTTCCGTAAACGTGAATATTTCTGCCTGTTTTTGTAAATTGCAAAGAATACTCAAAATTAGCACTCAAAGAAGTAGCTACATTTGTAGTTGCTTGAGTGTCTAAAATAGGTGTTGGGTAAATATTATTTAAAAGTGTATCAAAAGCATTTCTCACTTTTGTTACTGTTACAATTGCGGTTATAAATCCGTTTATTGTACTTGTTATACTTGTTTTTGTTGCCATATTATTTAATTTACTAAAAATTCTGTGTTATCAAATTCTGTATTATCAAATTCGCCATCTACAATGCTAAATTTCCATACTTCTTTATCTGTTATACTAATTTCTTGAACGCTATCTATTAAATTACTATCAAATAAAAAATAATAATTCCCATTTGTTAAAGTTGGCAACGTAAATTCAAAATAATTCCAAGTTACAGAAATTACCAATTCATTTAATAAAGCATCAGTATCATAATTGTACAATTTTAACGTGCCACTACCAAAAGTTATAGGATAGTTAAATATAGCTTTTCCTAATGGTGGTATAGTATCAAGCGTATAAAAAGACAAAGGTATTAGTTCAGTATATGTTAATTGTGGTGCTATTTGGAACGTATCTAAATAAGTTTCATCTTCTATTAATTGGCATTTAAAATTAGCATCGAAAATGTTTGATTTTCCTTTACGTTCTTCAGCTGTTAAAGTTTCTAATATTTCAGCTTTTACACCATTAATATATACTAAATCGTTTTCTAATGCAACCGCTAAACTTTTATAAACATTTGTGCTTATATCTTCTAAATCAAAAGTATATTCAAACGATTGTATAACTCGGCTTTTGCGTATCTTACCATTTACCTCTGTATATACTTTGCTATCTTTTTTCTCTGATATTGCGTTAAAATATCCGTATAATCTAATACTTTGGTAAAAATCAGCTAAAACATAGTTTGTACCTTTGTATTCTCTGTAACTTTTGTAATCAAGTCTAAAAGTGTCTTTTTCAGATTCAGCAGTTAAAAAGAACCCGTTTGAATATAAAACTAATGTACTTGTAGTATGAGTGAATTTTAAGTATAAACGCTCAAAATAAAAATCTTCGTTTATAGGTAAAATCTCAAAAGATATTTGATAAATTCCGTTATTATCTTGAAACTCGTGAATATAAACATTTGAAGTAATGTCTTTTAAAACCGAACCGCTACAATTAATAAGCTCAACTTTGTAACTTTCGTCAAATGCAATTGAAGTGCTTGAATTTGTTGTTTGTAGATACGTTTCTTGTGTGTGCAAGCAAATACCCCCATTATAGAAGTATTCGCTTTCAACCATCATATCACTTTTAGCTCGGTTAAAATCTGTGTCTAACCTTAAAAAACTATAATCTGCCATATTTTAAATTCTTTGTCATCAAGACAATAAATCAATCGCTATTGCTAACTCGTCTGCACTATCATAAACAACTCCGTTTAATCTAACTTGGTTGTATTTTGTACGATTACACAAAAATACATTATTTTCGTCAAAGAATTGTATAAAATCATTAAAAATATTATATCTTTTTTCTGTAAACATTTTCGTACTATATCCTACATCATTAATAGTAAATATTCCACCGCTAAAAATAATATCTAAAAAGTCTGACTCGTTGCGTTCTTCAAGCTCAAAAGAAAGCTCTTCATATTTCCAAAGACTATCTAATTTTTTAGCGTAACCTTTTACGATTCTTCCGTTTTGGTCTTGTATTCTTACAAACCCCCCTATTGTATTGTCTGCATTTATAGTTTGTAAGCCATTAAGCAATTGTTTAACTCTATCAAATGAAGCGGTTACAGTTGTTTTAATAATGTTTTGAGAGAGTATTTTTTGCTCTGAAATATCACTAATAACTATTGGTTCATTTTCTCCTACTATTTCGGAATCGTCTGTAAATTTAGTTTTACAACTTCCGTTTGCTTTAAAATAGCTGTTTGTTATTTCTTTACTTGGTATAAATTTTCCAGCCGTTGCAAGATAAGGATTCCAATACTTTACATTATGCTTAATAGAATAACGTAAATTACCATAAATATTAGGGTTTAATAAGTTTTCGCTAAAAGTTAAACCCTCTTTTGTTCTAATTGTATATTGAACGTTTGTAAGTGGGTAATCTATTGTAAAAACTTCTTCTCCACTATCATTACCGCCTGACCATGCTAAAGTTAACAAAGTAGGTGTTAAGTCAGTTACTACATAATCAATCCCATTTACTTTTATTGTGTTTCCAACGTTAAAACCTAATAAATTCCAACTAAAAGATTCGTTAGCTAATAATTTAAAAGTATTGTCATCGTTTGATTGCTGAAACTTTAAAACCGCTGTAAATGATTCTCTACTATTTGGCGCAAGTTCTACAACATCAAAAATAAAAGTTGTATCGTCGTCAATATCAGCACTTGTATTATTAGTCGCTCTACGTCTTAAAAATTCAGCTAAATAATGGTCACGCGCAAAAGGTAAAGTTATTTTCTTTTCGTTTTGACTTTTATTATTTGGAACATACCACTCGCTATCTGTATGAATAGCATCTAACGTATTGGCTTCGTCATTATCTTTTTGGTATTTCTTATAACCAAACGTAAATTTATTAATTAAATAACGCTCGTTTTTAGTTATGTTAAATTCTTTGTCTGGATTTATTAAAAACCCGCCTAAATCAATATTTGGATAAAAATCTGTATATTGACCTATGTAGTTGTTTGTTTCGTTTACTTGACTATCAGCACAAAATTCTTCTAAAGATTCTAATGTGTCTGTAAGTTCTAAATAAAAAGGCTCATTTGTAATTTGGCGTATTAATTTACCATTAAAACAAAAGTTATTATAGAATTGTCCGCCAATATCAAATTTAGGTGCAATAACTGGACTTGCTCCAATTCCTTTATAGTTTTGTTTTATTAAGTCAATATAACGAACAGCGTCAATAACTGAACTAATAGCGGTTGAAGTAGCCTCAATGATTACATTCATTCCTTTAAATACAGTATATACGCCATAACTAGAGTTTATTCCAGCAGCAGTTGGACTTACTGAATTTCCGCAAAATTGGAAACATTCTACATATATATATAGTTTTTGCCCTATTCTTATTATTGGAATATCAACGTCAAACGATGTAGGAAAAGAAACAGAAGCATTGTCTGTTAATGTAAAATTTCTTTCGTAAAGAGTTATTGTTTGCATGTCTGAACCATTCACATCGTCATAACCATATTTTACTAAAAGTCTAACTCTACCATTTCCAAATAAAGAATTTGTAGTGTCGTTTTTTACAGAATAACTTGAAGCCTCTAAATCTGTTATTTTTATTTTTACATTGGTTAATTCATTAACAGCTTCTAAATAAGTAAAACTTAATCCATTTATAGGGAATGAATTTGAGTTTAAAGGATATACATTGTCAAAATAACTTAACGTATTATCTATACCATAGTTTAAAACAGAATTACTATTATTTACACCATTTATAATACTACTAACAGAAACAGGGTCTAAACTTGATGTTTTTGTAACTCTATATAATCCAAAACCTACCTCTTCATTACCATTACCTTCCCATTCACTATTTTGTAATATAGGTTTAGCCTTCATAAATAGCTTTTGTGTAGCTATTGGAGTTATCGTATTATCGTCTAAATCTTTATCACTAAAAGCATCAATTTTAATCTTTTCACGTCTTTTAATCTTTGCTTGCTCTAAATTTTGAATTACTTTTAATTCAATAAAAGTTAAGTCATCTGTTTTAGCTGTACCAAAATCCAACTCAAATAATAAAAATTCAGTTCCGTAGGCTAATTTCCAATAAACAATAGCTTCACTACCTAATTCTTTGTTAATTTGTAATAACAAGTCTAAACCGCTGTTTTTATGGCGTAAAATCATGCCATTATTAAGCACTCGCTCAACTTCTAAAGGTTCTCCAATTTCATTACCAAAGTATAAAGATATTTCTTCATTACCTTTATAAATATCACGCCCCCACTTCTTTTTATCTTGTTCAACAACAAAGTTTGAAGCGTCAAAGTTTATAGGCTCTAACACTTCAATTTCTTCGTCATTAATAACTAAATAATGTTTAAAATTATAATCCATTATACTTGTCTACTTGTTAGGTTTAAACGGCTGTTAATAAATTCAGTATTACCTTGTTTTTTTCTAAAACCTTTTTCATCAATAGAAATATTAACACCATCTTTATTTTTTATCACGCTTGCTAATTTACTAAATTCTTGTTTCATTTCTGCCATATCAAAAGAATTATTAACTTCTTTTTGTGGTGCGAAATTTATATAACTTCCTAAATCACTAATGCCGTTTTTAGATAAAACTTTATTTATATAATCTTCGTGCGACTTATATACCTTATCACCTTTTGATAAATAAGTTAATTGCGCCCCTTTGTCACTTCCTAAAGTTTTAACATTTCCGTTTTTATCTGTAATAACTTCAGCTCCTTTTTCTTGTGTCCACGCTAAACCTTCTGGAGCGTTATCCGTACCTTTCCAGAATTGTGGTATTTCTTGACTTGCTACTAACCCAACTTGAAAAGCACCAATAGCACCCATCGCAATAGCTAAAGGAATACCAGCGGGAAACCCTACTTTTGCATAAGTAGCTAAAATTGCTTGAGCTGTATTAGTAACAATGTTAAAAATTGCTAAACGTTTTTGCGCTTCGGCTTCTCTTCTTTGTATTGCCTTTTTACGCTCATCATATTGTCTGTCTATTTCCTCTTTAGCTGTTGCAGAACCTCCAGCCATTTCAATAGCGAAATCTCTTTGTTTTTCTAAACGCTCATATTCTGCATCAAAATTAGCTTGACTTGCCTCTGATATTGTATTAAACGCTTGTTGGAACGCCTCGCTAACTGTTAATGCTGTAGAAACTGCATCTCCTTTAAATTTATCTAAACCACCGCTTAAAATATCAATTAAACCACTAAACCCAGATTGGTTAACAAAATCATCAACAAAACCTTTATAGGTGTTAGATAATAATTTTAAATAATCTTCTTGCTCTTTTTTCTTTTTTTCTAAATCAGCACTTTCAAGATTTGATATTTCTTTTAATTTAAGGTATAATTCAGTTCTTAATTTTAATTCTTGTGCGCTTCCTTTTTCAACATAATCTAATTCTTTATTAATTTCATCAACTCTTAATTGAAGCCTTTTTCTTGTTGATTCTTTTTGTGCATCTTCATTTAACTTATCAATTTCATCTATTCTTTTTTGTGTTGTTTTTAAATCTATATTTTTTAATCTCAATTGGTGTTGCTGTAAATCTCTCAACTCAATTTCTTGAAACTTTTTATTTTCACTTAAATTAGCATATAAACTTCTTAATTTTCTTTGGTCTTCATAAAACTTTTTAGTTATCTCTAAAATATTAATAGAATGTTGTTGTTCTAAAATTCCTAAATCTGCCTTTGTTTTTTTGTCTAAAGCTAAAATAGCTCTATCAAATTCTTTTTTAGCTGATATTCTTTGATATGAAGTTACACCTTCTTGTTTTATATAATCAGAATATTTTTCTTTTAAAGAGTTTAATTCTTCTGAATAAGAAAGTTCTAAAAGTCTTTTGCTTTCATTAAAAGCATCTATTTCAAGTTCTGTTTTGCCAGAAATATATCTTTCATAAGAAGATAGCCTGTTTTCTAATGTTTGATTTTCATCATCAAAAATTTGTTTATTAGATTCTACATTCATTTCTTTTTGTAGCTTCAATAAAGCATATTGAGATGCTATGTAATCTTTTAACTCTAAATTTAAAGAGTTAACACTTTTTGCTTCTTTATCTTTTTCTTCAGTATATTCTAAACCTATTGTTTCTTTTTTTAGTTTAAAAATAGCATTTTCATTCTCTATTAGATTTTCTTGAATAAAAGTATATTGCTTGTTTAATTCATTTAATCTACTTCTAACTCTTGATTGCTCCTCCATAAGACCAGTTGCTCCTCTACCAGCTCCTGACGAAATATTTGCCCTTACAGATTCCAAAGATTTTTCAACTTTTTCTTGGTCTTTTAGAAGTTGTGCTTTTTCTTTTTCAATATCTAAAAGTTTTTGCCTATTTGCTACATTTAATTCTGTTTTTTTCTCTACATCTTTTCTTTTTTCCAATGCTATTGTTAGCTCTTTTTCCGCTTTAGAATAATTACCAGCTAATATTTGAGCATCAGTTAAATCTTTAAAGTAGAATGGGAATTGAGAGCGCAATTGTTTTAAAGCTATATTTCTCTCTTCGTCTGAAATCTTAACATCTTTTGCTACCGCTAAATATTTTCTTAACTCTATAATTTCACTTTGAGCATCTTTTTTACCTGTGAATTTAGCTTCATTAAATTCTTTTTGACTTTTATTTAATTCATTTAATGCATTATTTGCCCCCAATAGTTGGCTTGTCCAATCCCCTATTTCTTTACCATAAACAGTTAGTAAAGTAATACCTACTCCTAAAAGTGTTTGAAAACTAAATAAAGCTCCAGCCAATTGGTTTAATACACTTGTTGTTGGCTTACCTTGAGCAATTAATTCTTTGTTTTGTCTTATCGCATTGCCTATTGCGTCGGTAAAAATTGGTATATTATTTGATAATGCCATAAATCCAGTTTGCACTGAATAAGTAAACGCTGGCATTTCACGTGTTAACTGATTAATTGAGTTACTTAAAGGATTAAAACCACTTGCATAATTTCCTACATTTCTTTGATATTTACCGATTGAAGCATCAACGGCTTTTAGTGCTTTATCGTAAGTCTGTATTCTACTTTGAAGCCTTGCCATGTTAGCTTCTTCTTGTTTAGTTAAAGTACCATTTAATTCTTTTCTTAATGCTAAATCTCTATAAGAATTATTAAGTAAATTTAAACTATTTTGAATACGACCATACATAGTTTCAGCAGCAGCAAGTTTACCTTGTTCACGCGCTAAAGACTTTTCGTATTTATCAAATGCTTGCTCTCTTTGTTTAGCAAGTTGTAATTCTTTTAACCTTGCTTGTTGTAGTTGTTTTTCTGTTTGCTCTAATTTTTTAGTTGAAACAGAAACAGAATCCATTTTAGTTTTAATATCTGTTAAAGATTTTTGAAACTCACTCGGAACAACGCTAATTTTTTTATTATAAGCATCTACAGCAGTTGCACCTTCTTTTAAAAGGTTTATATTTTTATCAATAGTAGCGTTAAGTTTATTATAAACTACTTCTAAATCAACTAAATTACTTTTTATCTCTGCCATGATTTTCTGCTCTTTTTTTACTTATTTCTTGTGCTAAATTTATATAACCTATCCATTTTAAAACACTTACTTTTGTTGTGTCAATTGCATGCCCTAAAACTTGCTCAACATCTACAACTTGCTTTTCAAAAGTGTATGTTTTTTGCTCAAATTCTTTGTCATTTTCTCCAAATTTACGCTTGTAAGTCGTTTCATTTGATACTATTAACTTTTGAATTATCGCTATATTTTCATCAATTGTATTAAACTTATCAAACTTTATATACTTTGATATTATTTTAACGCAATCATATATTTCATTTTCTTTTTTTATAGGTTCTTTTATAACTGCATAATTTCTTTTAATTGAAACTAAAGTATTAATGCAATCAGTAAGAATCATAATCTTTGCTGATAATTGTATCTTTTCTTGTGTTTCTTTTAGGTTATTTTTAGCAAATTGGTTGTCTAATTTAGCAAAATAATCGTCGTATAACTCTATAAATTTGCTATGTAAGGCGTTATTTTCTGCTTTGTTATACTTTGTGTCAAATGAATTATTTTTATCTAATAAAAACACGTTTTGTGTATTTAAAATCTCATTCCATAACTCAATATTTATTTGGCTTAAATTCTGATATATGGAAATATTCACTCGGTTTTTCTTTAGCGTAAATCTCTGAAAAATATTCTTTTCTTGTAATTTTCCAAACGCTCGATTCATTTTGTCTATATACGTAATATTCTGTTCCGTTTTTGTCATAATTCTGTTTTTTTCTTCTTACTATTGCATCAAATGAACCATCAAATTGACTGCCACACGTTAAACAACTCATATTAACCAAACATTATCTAAATAGTTTTCTAAAGTCATATAATAAAGCATTTCAAATAATTCTTCAGTTTGTTGTTGGTCAAGATTAAATTGCTCTATTCCGTATTTTAACGCTATTCTTTCAAACTTGTAATCTGTTGAAAAAATTTCGTACTTTTTATCGCCTTTTTTCTGAATTGTCAAACCTCTACCTAATGCGCCTGTTAATGTTAAATCTACATAACCGCCAGCACGTGGGTTAGTTGACACTTTAAACGCTTGATATTCTGAATTTCTATATTCGCCTATAATATCATTATTAACACCTTTACCAAATGCCCAACGTCTGCGAATACCTTCTACAATTTGCTCACTATTAAAGATTATCAGAGTTCCCAAAACTTGAGGAATCATCTGTTTTTCTTTTTGAGCTTTTTGCAGTATCTTTTGGTAATTCATTTTTTACTAATTTAGAAGCCTTAATAAGTGCTTTTAATTCTTTTTCTGTACGTTTTGGATTTGCTCTTTGTAATATTTCTAAAACTCTTTCGCTATTCCAAATTACATTCTCATTAAAATCTACATTTAATATTTTCATATCTATTTATTTTTTACTAAAAACCTCCTCCAATAATTGAAGGAGGTTTAAAGAATTATGAACTAAACTAAAACTAAACTACTACTGTTGCTGTTGCTGTATTTGATTTGTAGTATTTCAACTCATCGTCCGCAACAATGTCATTTAAAGATACTTCTACTACTTGACCAGTTGCTAAAGCTGGAATAGTTAATGTAGCCACATTTCCAGTAATTGAAACTGCCGAAATTGTAACGCTTGCTCCGTTAACTAACACTTTCCAATCTCCTACTGCATCAAATAAAGAAGCATAAGAAATAGAGCTATTATAACCATCTACTAATTCAACCGCTACTTGTGTATCTAAATTACCTACTTCTCCACCAGAAAAAGCAACTTCTGCTTGAATAACACCATCAATTTCTAAAGCATTGAATCCTATTTCTTCATAAGGGAAGAAAACCCAACGAGTGTTGAACTCTTCAGCAGAAACTAATTGTAAAGTAGCTTTTGAAAATTCAGTTTCAGCACCTACTTTAAATTTGTAAGAATCAACATCTAACATTCCAGCGTTAAACCCTTTTAAAGCAGTTTTTGACGTGTTATAAGCCATCAAAATACCTTTAGTAAAATAGAACATTGCATCCCATCTGTTTTGACCTTTTAAAGAGTAAACCGCTTTATGGAATCCTAAACCTTTTTTAAATGTAAAGTTATACATAGGTTTTCCAGCTCTAACAGATTCCATTAAACCAACACTTGAAGTTGAACGCTCGCTTTCTGGTGTGGTATCCTCAAAAGCATAAGAGTTAATAACTTGGTGTAATTTTCCATCTGTGATTAACGCTCTAAAAGCTGTTTCATCAAACGAATCTGTAGCAATTGACAAAGTAGTACCTTTCTTTAAAAGTCCTAAACCTTGTAAATCGCCTAAATCAGTAATTGGGCACTCTCCAATTCCTGTCCCTAAAATATCTTCGGAGCATTGTCCGAATGCGTTTATTTTTATCATTTTTTTTTGTTTTTAAATTTATTAATATTTGTTTTTTATCCTTCGTATGCAAATCCTGTCATCGGTAATGTTGTAATTTCTGTAACAACTCCATTCTCTACTTTTATAATAATTGGCTCAATTGTATCTTGTCTAAAAAATAATGGTTGTGGAGGATTTGTTATCGGATTGTTTATCCCATAAGGCGTACTTCTATTCGGGTTGTACCTATAATTATATGGATTACCATTTATAATCCCGCTTCCACTATAACCGCTTTGATTTGCCAAATATTTGCCATCAAATAAACTACCTATTTGAATACTTGTAGTTGAAGCTCTTAATATACTTCCTATTTCAAATCTATCCGTACATATGAAAATACCTAATCCTCCTAAACCAGTTGTGTAGTTTTCATTATCTAACCAATAAGATATAATATTTTCATTTGTTTCAACTCTTATATCTGTTATTAATGATGGCGTAAATGGATTTTGAAATTGATTATTTATTTCAATATACTTATTTCCACCACTACATACAAAAGGAGGTGTAACAGGAGGCGTAACGTTTGAATTACTAATTATACATTTTGGAGTTATCTCCATTTTTAATCGTAAAATCTTTGCATCTACCAATACGATACCTACTGATTTTGTTTGCTTTGATGTTGTTGTTGCAAAATCGTTTGAAGTTAACAAAGGATTGTTTGTTTCAACACCAAAGTTAGGTTCATCTTTATAAGTAATTGGTTTTCCTTCGTTTAATAAAGTAACATATATATGTTGTGTTAATGTTTTATTAACCAATTCGTAAAGCGGTTCAATATACTTTAAATATGTTTGCTCATATCGTGTTGTATTTAATATTTCGCTTTTAGTTCCTTGAAACAATATCAACTGACTTTCAACTCTTAATCTACCATTACCTAAAGGTGTTGGAGCATTAATAACATACCATATTAAAGGGTATTTTTGCGACTTCATTTTAGTTGCTACCCAATAATTAAACTCTTTTTGGTCTCCGAAATGGAACTGTACAGATATTTCTTGACTATCAACTAAAATAGTTTTGTCTTTGAATATTTCTTTTAAAGCCATTCCAATAATCATATTCCTAAAGAGTTTTTAAAGTTAATAATACCAGCTTTGAAGTCTGGATAATCTTCTTTGTTATCTTGCAAAAATTGTAAGTAAGAAACAAATCCTTTTTCTTTATGTTGATAATAGTCTACAAATACAACATTATCATAATAGTTAACAACTCCGTTAATGCAATTAGCACCTTGATACATTTCTACAAACTCATTCCATACACTTACTAAATGGTCTGTTGGATTTACTATAACTCCATTTTTTGGGTCGATTGCTATCTGCCCTAAAATTGAATTAGTAGTATTTTGATAATGGTTAACATAAGTATAATTTGCTAATAAAGAAACTTTATAAAGTCCTAATTCATACTTTAAACCTTGCCAAACATAATCAATTCCATCTTTTGTGTAAGCGTAACCATTAACTAAATTAAGCCACTTTTGAGGAGCTGTAATTTCAAGCTCCCCATCTGTGACATAACTATCAAAATCAGTAAATAAAACGTTTCCTAAAGTAAATTGCATAAATTGACGTACATATCTATCAATTGACATATCTAAATCAGTAGATGCGTCGCTTGTTGGCTCTTCTGTGTTTGGAACGTGAAGATTCTTTATAAAATATGTTTTGTCAATTAGATACATTATTTACTTTTTTTAGATTTTACTTCTTTTACTTCATACAATTTAGCTACTTTCAAATCATTAATAAAAATGTTAGAAATATCTTTGCTAAATTCTCTTACATCGCCTTTCTTATTGCTTGAAAAGTCTGATGTAAATTCCACTTTTACATTTTTAATTGTAGCCATAAATTAAATATTAAGTTGCTAAAGTTGCTAAAGCAGTTGTAATATTTGTACATTTCAAGAACCCTGTTTTGTCAACATTTCTAATTAAAAATAACATTCTTACTCTTGCTTTAATTGTTTTCATATCTCCTACGAATTGAGTTCCAGAATAACCTTCTGAAAGAACAACACCACCTTTTTCATAGATAGTACCATATCTACCATCTCCAACTACTAAAGTGTTATCAGCTAAATTATTATCTTCTACAATAGCTAAACCAGCAATAGTTCCAGTTTCAGAATCAAACATATAATTATTGTTTGCATCTTTTTTCAAGAAATATCTGTCAATAGTATCAGAGTTAGCCGCTACAAAGTTAGGAGCGTATTTTGAACCTCTTGTTTTCACAATTGATGTTCTCATTTTACGAACTAAATCTTTGATATTAGCATCTGTTATACCACTTGCTACAGGTGTATAAGTTGGAGAAGCAGTATAAAGTCCTTCAATATCATTCGCACCACCAGCACCAACTGCAATTTTATTATCAATAACAGTATTAACATTGATACCTACGAATTTTTTTAGTTCAGAACTTGCTAAAACTTCATCTTCCATAAACTCTTCTGTAACTGGTAAAGTATCTCCAATTTTTTGAAGTTTTTTAGTGTATTCAGCAAATTTAGCTGTTGATTCTGGGAATGTAGCTCCCTCTGCTACAATTGCAGCTGCTCTAACTGTTGTATCCTCATCCCAATCAATATAAGCAATAGTTCCGTTATGATTACCATTACCTACTTGTACTTTAGGGAAAAAGTCATACAAAGCACGTCTTTTAACTCCTAATTGACCAATATCAGACAATCTAATCGCTTCAGTGTTATTAGCAATAGATGCTCTGTTTGACAATGCTTTTATTTCAACTTCAGTATTTTTATCTCCGTTTGCTATAGACTTAATTTCGTCTTTTTTCTCTTTGATTTCTTCTACTAAAGTTTTTGATGCATCACTTGATTTAGAAGTTTGCTCTAATAATTGGTTTGCAACTTCTTTAGACAGAAATTCTTTTAATTCATCTTTTGCTGTGTCTAAAGATTTTGTTTGCTCTTTTGACAATTCAGCTTTTAATTCTGCTTTGTTATACGCTTCTAATTCGTTTTTGTATGCGTCTAATTCAGCTGGAGTCATTTTTTCTAACTCTTCTGTTGATTTTTTTACAAAATTCATTTTTAAAATTTTTAAATTGTTATACTTCTTTTTCTTTTTGGAGTTTCTTGCTCCGTTTGAGTGTCATTAGACGGCTCTTCTTTAACTTCTGAAGTGATTATATCGGCTTCATCTTTATTTTCTACTGAAAGCGTTGGAGTTGCTGAATTACTACCCATTACAACCGCACTACCTTCTATTATTTTAGCTTCACTTACTACCCAAAAATAACCCCTTTCATCTGCTACTTCTTTGTTTGCTACTATAGGATAGTATTTATCAAATAATTCTTTTTCTGTTTTATCCCATTCGGCATCTGAATTAATTGCTAAATCTATTTTAACATAACGCATACCAACTGAATGATTTTTAACCCAACCATTAGCGTATTGTTTAAACATAAATTCGTTGCGTTTCTTTTCAATAATACTATCAAAGATTAACGCTTCAGTTTTACCATTGTATGGTAATCCTAAAGACTTCCAAGATACACTTTCTACATATCCTTTTGCATTGTCGCTAATTACTTTGTCAAAATCCCTTTCGTGTTCTTGTAAATGCAAAAACCCTTTATTTGCGTTGTCACTTACCGATTTATTCCAAATTCCGTTAATATGTAAGTCATTATGGCTATCAATAAAGTTAGTCGTATTAATAACTACTTTAACTTGAAGTTTATCTATTTCTGTATTAGTTCCGTTTTCTTCTTTATTAGCAATTAAATTACTTGTTTCTGAATTAATATAACTAATAGAATCAGCTCTTTTTTCAGTAGATTTTTTTAAAGCGACTAAAGATTGTTTATTTTCTTTTAGTGCTTTAAATAGTTCCTCTTGTGAGTTAAACTCTCTGTCTGGAAATTCTTTACATACTATCATTTTTAATAACTACTTTATCGTTTACTAATATCTTTTTTCTTTCTTCTAATGCTTTTTTTAATTCTGGACTTAACTCTTTATCCTTTAGCATTTTTTCAATCTCTTTAGTATCCATAAATCTCTTTTAGTTTATTAGTTATAATTTTAGCATCTAAACCTAACTCCTGTGCCATTTTTAAATTATTTAACTCAATTGTAGTATTTGCTATCTTTTCGCTTTCAAATACTGCGTTAAATGGTAAATGTTTAAAAGTTCCTCTAATATCTTCTTTCTCTAAAATTATTTCGTATAAGTCAGAGTGTTGTTGTGCTTTTGGCATCATTGCGTAATCGATAAAAGAACCGATTGCTTTTTCTTTATTCTCAAACGTTGAGCCTTTTGCAAGTATGTCTAATATATCTTTGCCTAAATCATACATGTTTCCGATAATAGATAAATCAGCAATATAGCTTTCGTCTAATTTAAGGCTCGATAAATTTGTTACTAACTGCTTAACATCTATCTTTTGTTTAGTAGCGTAAATCTCTTTATTGCTTTGTAAACCTTTAGTTATACTTTGTTGCTCTGGGTCTGACATTGGAGTACTAAATTGGTCGCTTGCGTCGTGTTGTCCGCTCACACTAAATTTAGTCGTATAGAATAAGTTTCTATTTTTTGCTTTTAAACTTAATTCGCTATTCTTTACAACTTGATATAAAGCATCTAAACGGCTGTTGCCTTCAAACCAATTACCACTCACAGAGTTTGATAAATCAGAAAGAATATAAAGGTTTTCAAGTTTTAATGTTTGCCATTCTGCATCGTCGTTAAATCTTGCTTTAAATTGCCCTTTACGTGATTGTTTTACTTGATATTCAGAAAATCTAAATTTGTTTATTTCTTTTAATTGGCTGTCTTTAATCTCCATATTCATCGGATTAAGACAATAGAAAGTGTCGTTTTCTACATATATATATGCATTTCCTAAATCACGCCAAAAAGAAACGTCAAAATGAAAATCAACCCAACTTTGCATAGGGTTTGGCTGTTTCTTATACGTATATAAAAAGTCAGCAGTAACTAATTTATCATTTGAATATTCGTTAAACTTAATTTGACTATAAACATTCGCACGATAAGATAAAACTTTTAATACTGCTGGATTGTATAACGCTGATTCAATTCTTTTTTTGTGGTCTTTAAATCCTTTACAGCTATCGCTACCATTAAAAAAGTCTTTTATACCATACCAAAAAGAGCCATCGTTAAGACGCTCTACGTAGTTAGGTAGTTTATTATTTCCGAACGATAAATTAAAGTTAAACGCCATATTTATATAATAAAAAA